TGTTGGAACGACTACAGCAGGCGGGTTTCTTGTTCCGACCGGATTTAGGGCGGAGCTTGAAAAGGCTTTGCTACAATTTGGTGGAATGCGGCAATCAAGGGCAACCGTCCTGAGAACCGCAACCGGGCATGACTTGCCAATGCCGACTTCAAACGACACTGGGAACAGCGGCGCGTTGCTTGCTGAAAACACGACCGATGCCGAACAGGATGTTACGTTCGGTTCGACGACCTTGAATGCGTATAAATATACTTCCAAAATTGTGAAGGTATCTATTGAGTTGATGCAGGATTCAGCGTTCAGCATGGATGCTTTTCTTGCGGCGGCTCTAGGTGAGCGGTTGGGACGTATCCATAATACGCATTTCACAACCGGAACAGGATCAGGACAACCGAACGGAGTTGTTACAGCGGCGACGCTTGGGAAGACGGGAACGACTGGGCAAACCACGTCAATTATCTATGATGATTTGGTTGACCTTGAGCATTCAGTTGATCCTGCTTATCGCGGACAAGCGGAATGGATGTTGAATGACTCAAGCGTTAAGATCATCAAAAAACTGGTTGATGGTAATGGTTTGCCTTTGTGGTCGTCTGGGATTGCTGTTCGGGAACCTGATACTATTCTGGGTTATCCCTGGATTGTCAATCAGGATATGGCGGCAATGGCGGCAAACGCAAAATCCGTTTTGTTTGGCGATTTCTCAAAGTATATGATCCGCGATGTAATGGATATTACTATGATCCGCTTGGCTGAACGTTATGCCGACGCGGGGCAAGTTGGATTCATTGCTTTTAGTCGGAATGATGGGGATTTGCTGGATGCTGGGACGAATCCGGTTAAATATTACGCGAACAGCGCGACTTGATAACCTTTTAAAGATCATGGGAGGGCTTCAGCCCTCCCTGATTACCTAAAATTATGAAAGTAATCATACAAAACAGCATTGCAAGCGAAACCTTCAGTTATCGCAAAGGCCAGGTAGTCGAAATGAGCAAGAGTCAAGCGGAATTGTGGATTGAAGGCGGGAACGCTAAAGCTTATACAGGCGAGGCAACGTCAATGAAACAACCTGAAACAGGAGCAATTAAACGACCTGTAAAGCGTGAAAAGCATAAAGGGGGTGAATAATGGCGGCGACTGATAATTTTAGCAATCATTCCACTGGATTGATAGGCAGTTTTAGGCATAATTTTTCAATCACTCCGCATGATGTCAATGAACTATCCAATGTCACAAGAGGCATTTATGTTGGATCAGGCGGCGATATTAAATTAACGACCATCGGAGGAGATACGGTCACATATTCAAATGCTCAATCTGGGTCAACCATTCCTGTACAAGCGAAGATTGTTTTTTCTACAGGAACGACAGCAACATTATTGCTTGGTGGTTATTAATGCCGAAAAATATTGATTATTTTACCGGGACTCTAAGAGAGTGTCAAGATTATATTAAAAAGATGAACACCTTGATGGGATATCCGCATGGAAAAACTCTGACTTATGCAAATCCCCTCCAACACGCAAAATTAACAACCGTGTATATGGTCCCGATCAAACCTGTTCATGCCCCGCGATTAGGGAGGGCAGTCTTTATCAGTGATATTGATAAAGCATCCACAATTACCGAGAGAACAACCAAAAGGAAAACCAGGGAAACTCTCAAATTGGAAGGTGCTTTTGACAGAAAAGGAATTTAAATAATGAGTTTAGCGGTAGGAATAGGAATTTCTCCGGTCTTTGGCGGATCTGTATGGTCGCCAGCGCAGTTGGGTTCTGATCTGATTGCATGGTATTCGGCCAAGCGATCCAGTAGCGTCATCCTGAACGGCGTTGATGTTGTGTTTGTGGATAATGATTTGATTAATGAGGATTTCTCAGGGGGAGCTTTGCCAAGTGGATGGTCTGAACCCTCTGGTTCCGTGGGTATTTCCTATGCAGGCGGGAAGGCTATAGTCGCCCAAACAACTCTCGATCATACTTTAACAATTAGATCGCCTACTTATACAACTAATAACGAAATCTGGTCACAAGTTGACGTAACCTTTAATAGCTGGAGTTTATCGGCAGGGGTATTAGCGGCAGTTTTTATTCAAACCGGTACGGGAAATCCACTTGATATGCAAGTGATTGAATCAAGCGGCAATCTATTTTGGCGAACTGTATATAGAGATGATTCAGGAGGACATGCAACCAACTATATATCAAAACCAGCTATTGTTTTAGGCCAAACGTATGTTGTTACCATGAGGCATGTTAAATCAGTGGCGGCGGGTATTGACCAAGTGTGGATTGATGGAGAATTATTTTTAGATGTTTCTGGACTTGCCAATAATACAATAAATTCTTCAATTTTTGTTGATATGGGGTCCATGTTTGGGAGTATTGATGCTCTTAATGTCAGTTTCGACAACGTTCGAGTTGGCACCTCCGGCTTTGCACAGGTTCCTGAGTTAGTGGATGAGGATTTTACGACTGATCCGGGGTGGACAGCTCTTTATGGTTCTCCAGTTGTCTCAGGCGGAGTTTTTACAGTAGACCAAAATCCGGATAATGAAGGATCGCAATCGCCAACTTTTACAGTACCAACGGAGATTTGGTTTAGTGTTGATATTACTTTGGTAGCAGAGACTTCTTCTTCTGGAAATGAGACTATTATAAGTAGGCTCATCGGTTCTACCGATGTCCCATACGATCTGGTATTGAGGAATTCTTCGGGTAATATTCAGTTTCAATCGAGATATAAAACAAATGCAGGAGTAACTTCTGTCAATCATACAGGCAAAAATCTTACAGTTGGACAAACAGTTAACATAGTTGTCCAAGCTGTGAAGGATGCTTCAGCCGGGCTTTATAGAATGTGGGTTGATGGAGATATATTACTTGAAGTCACTGGTCTTGCAAATGACACGCTAACTTTTCCAAATAAGATCATATTAGCATCTGTCTTTGGTAGTTTTACAAGAATGAAATTAAGCTTTGACAACGTAAAAGTCGGCACAACTGGATTCACTCCGAATGCAGTCGCAGAGTGGCAGGATTTATCTGGGAATAGCAACCATGTCAATAATACCGTCGCAGTGGATCAACCTCTATTGGATGTTGCTAATAAGAAGATCACATTTGACGGTGTAAGCGATTTCCTTCAATCAAATAGTTTTACAGGAGGTAATTTAACTCAACCCTCATCCGTTTTTATAGTAGCGCAGAGAAGTTTAAATCAAGGGCAATATCTCTTTGACGGAATATCCGTTTCTAATCGCAATAGTCTTAGACAACAAGCAACGGCTGGGAATATGTTTCTCTTTTCAGGGACAGACACAGATTCGTTGTATGTGAGTAATGCAAATAAAGAAATTCATTCTGTTCTGACAAATGGAGTAAGCAGTGAATATTGGGTAGATGGTGTTTCAAAAAATACAAGCAATACTGGAACACAAGTTTTGTCGGGCCTGACATTAGGTTCACGATATGATGGAACTACTTTCTATGGCGGGGATATTTTTGAAGTTTTGGTTGTAAACAAAGCCTTGTCCACCGCAGAGCATAATCAACTCGGTCATTATCTTGCCGCACGGCACGGTTTAACTTGGACGGATATATAAAATGTCAACAAATTTAGTCACAGCACCAACGATTGAGCCTTTGACATTAACTGAGGCTAAAAACCATTTGCGGGTTGATATTACTGATGATGATACTTATATCACGAACTTAATTGTTGCGGCACGACTAGCGGCTGAAAATTATACGGGTCGAGCCTTTATAACACAAACCTGGGATCTGTTTATAGATAAGTTTCCAACATCGGGAGCGTTTATCGAGATTCCGAAACCTCCATTGCAATCTGTAACAACGGTCAAATATACAGATGCAGACGGGAACCAGCAAACACTCGCGTCAAGCGTTTACACGGTGGATACAAACAAGGAAATGGGGACGGTCACACTGGCTTATAACCAATCATGGCCTACTATAAGGGCGGTACCGAATGCGGTTGAAATTAGATTTATTGCCGGATATGGAGCAACAGCATCAACCGTGCCTGAAGGCATTAAACACGCCATGAGGATGCTTATAGGGCATCTATATTAACGGCGAGAAACGACAATGGTTGGAATGCCGATTGTTTCAGTACCTCAAGCGTTTGAATGGTTGCTCAATCCGTATAAGGTCACGAGGTTCGCATAATGCAAGCGGGTCAAATGGATAGAAGGGTTGTCATTGAATCGGCTGGATCAACATTAGATACCTTTGGTGAATCAATAGAAACATGGTCAACTTTTGCAACGGTTTGGGCAAGCGTAAGAGTGAACGGCGGAAGGGAATCTTTTGATTCCGATCAAGTGATTGCGGAAGGAACGACAACTTTTAAGATCCGATATCTTTCCGGGATGAGCGAGCGGATGCGGATTGTTTATAATAGCGCGAATTATGATATTCAATCCATCAAGGAACTAGGCCGGAAAGAAGGGCTTGAAATCTTGGCAACGGTGAATAATGCTGCATGAATAAACAGCTTGACGTAAACCTTACAGGCGGAAAGAATCTTGATAAACTATTGGATGCCTTGCCTGTACAATTAGAGCGGCGAATTGTAGGGGGCGCATTAAATGCAAGCGCGAAACCTATTATTAAATCAGCCAAAGGTAAAATCCATAAGTTTACTGGGAATCTTGCGAAAAGTTTGGGATCTGTCAATGTGAAAACGGGGGAGGGGGCCAAGGCTTCAGAAGTAAAGGTAAGGATAGGTGCGAGGCGTGGTGGCAAATTTAAAGGTTTTCACGCGCATCTATTGGAGTTTGGAACCAAGGAACGAATCGTTAAAAAGACAGGCAAGCGAGTTGGTAGAGGACCAAAGAAGCCATTTCTAGGGCCAGCATTGAGAGAACAAGCCAATAAACAACGGAAGATATTAACCAGGGAAATAGCATTGAGAACGCACAAAGAAGCGAAAAAGCTTGCGGCTAAATACAGGACTTTGAAATGAGCGTTATTGAGGAGGCAATACGAAATAAACTTTTAAACGATGCGAACGTTTCAGCCTTGGTAGGAACAAGGATCTATACGAACGAGATCCCACAAAAACCAACTTATCCCGTGATATTGTATGAACAGATTAATTCTGAAAGGGACTTCACATTGCAGGGACCGTCAGGGATTGTAACAACGAGTATTCAGATCAGGGCATACGATTCAAGCTATTCCGGGGTTAAAGATTTAACAACGAAGATCCGGCAGGTATTAAACGGCCTGACAGAAACAATATTAGGAGTCAATATCTTCGGAATATTCTTGCAAAATGAAAGTGATGAATATGATGAAG